AATGAGATAAGGTTGTAATCGTTATCTGGATTTTGTAAACAAGGAGATATGTAAGATAGATGTGTAGTGCAACTAGAAACCAAAATCCCCAATAGGGATAGTGATAGTAGTTGTTTCGCCAGTAGTTTCATTAAATATAGACATTGTAATAGTTATACCGTCGCTAGTCCAAGTTATCAAATTATCGAACAGAGTGAAGCTGCCTTGATCTGCTGGATCTTCGCCAAATAATTGATCGACTAACTGCCTGGATAATTGTGCGTAAACCCTAGATTCGAAGTTTCTTAAAAATCTTGCTAGCGTTGTGTTCTCAGCATCTCTTTGTAGCTCGTCTTGTAATGCTTTTATTTCAGCCTCCAAAGCTTCACGCCTAGAATATTCTTGTTCGTCGATAGTTAGGTAATGTTGAGATGTGCCGACACCACTAAATGATGGTGACTTAAATTTAAATTTTATTTCATCAGACTGAACATACAAACCTAAACATAAAGATATTAGTATAACTGACAATAGTCTTGACTTTCTTCTTAACATCCTTGCTCCAGTAATTTGTAGTTATTGTAGGCAGCCGTAAAAGTTAAACCAGTATGCAAGGCTAAAGTATCGCTATCATCAACATATTTTAAAACTAGGTAGTTGTGAACTGTATCAAAAATAATTAATTCTTGAATACTAGGTTTTTTTGGTAGGAAAGGATTGCTCTCTGCTAAACAAGGATAAGGTGTTGCTTTATATGTGGTGTATAGATCAAGGGCTTGAGCCATACCATACAAGACATACTCGCCTGTGGTAATTGGTTCTTGGTAATTAAAATTATATTGTTTTTGTAATGTGTACTCAGAAGCGAGGACAGGAAGCGTGAAAAAAGGGATAAGAATTATGAGTAACCCGCAACCCGTACTCTTACTTTTACTATGCAGGTCATATGAATATCCTCGGTCTTTAATCTTTTCTTTGATCATCTCTGTCTGCCTTAGCAATTTTATTACTATCAATTAACTGTGGTACTCCTAGTATAGTTTTTATTAGGGTGTCTTGTCTAATAATCTCATTGTCCAAACTTCTTATACGATCTATTAAAGCCACTAAAATACCATGTTGTGAATCTAATTTTGTGCCTAATCTTTGTTCCATAGCGGTAATTTGTTCTGCTACTTTTTCGTCAACAACATCTAATTTATTTTCCATACCATCAACAATACGCATTATTAGTTTGTAAATAAACCAACCTAACCCAAGAGCTGCTGCTATCGGAAAACCTACTTGTTGAATTATAGTAACTATATCTTGCATGAGAAAAGAGTAGTCTGATGTTCCCCTGGTTTTGTATGGAAACCGATGAGCTTTACGCTAGTCAACAGACTACTCGTCCTTTTTATGTGAAGCGCCAAAATAAAAGGATATGACTGCACTTGCTAATCCACCCAAGTATCCTAATACAAGGTTAATCAAAGCCTCACTATTTTGTTCTGGCGGTTGTATTGTTACTAAAAATATATAACCCATAAAACCACCAATAGTTACGAAGCCTAAAATTTTTGAGGTCCAATCGCCTGAGAAAGCAGTACGAGCGTTCTGCACATCTTGTGCTTGTATTTTGTAAATATCTACATCTAACTCTTTCATTTTCACTTCGAACTCTTTCTCTGCTTTTTTAAGCTCTAGTAATTGTTCAGGTGTAGCGTTTTGCATAGCTTGTGCTATTGATTTAGGTTCTGCTTTACAACCGAGCACACTAGCAATCATGTTTGCTGCTGCACCACCCAAAGGGCCACCTACTGCTTGACCTAATGTGGGGGCAACGGTAGCTAAAGTATTTTTTAATATATCTAACATATTCCTATTTCACTCCTGTCTAAGCCCAAGGGCTTGTCACTTAAACATTTTAGCATATCTTTAGGTATGTGCGCATAAGGCTCGTTGTCTTCTTCATAAGTAGGATCGGGCGATATGTTCATTCTTATATCGTAAACATAATCTGGATCCCATTCATGATAGTATAAGCCATCCGTCATAGCATATACGGTTATAAATGGGATACCAGTAGATTGTGCATACATAGCACCTTTCATCAGTTTTGCTACAGATAAAATAAATGTGTCGTATTTATCAAATGAAAAAGATCTGCATTTGACCTCACACCAATAACTTCTATCTTTAGATTCTATCCAATAATCTAGACCGTAGCTTGTGGGAAGCTTGTAGCAAGTTACATCCCACGCTCCCTCTAAGTAACCTGCTACTCGCTCTTCTCTTTTCTGATCGTCAATAGTTTCAAAACTTGGTTTTTTCATAATCAATCCTCATAGTAAGTTGGGTCTACAGCTACCAATCTTTTTGTTGGTCTGCCTTTGCCACCAATTTTAATATCCATTTCTTGTACCTCACCTGCATTTTTAAGTCTCTCTATAATTTCTTTGACCTCGTACGATTTCATACTACGAAACAACTCACCCCTATCTACTTCTCTTTTTGATATGCCTGTATCTCCTCTTGATCTAATAAAAGATAGAACTTGCTTAATTTTAGATTCAGTAGCTGATGATGCTACCTTATCTCGGCATGCTTCAATAAAGAGCAAGTCATAATATCTGACATAATCAATACACCATTGAGTGACATGCCCTGGTATCTCTTTGCAATCAGGATTATCAGCAAGAGCACATACTAAAGACAACCGCATAGCTTTTTCTCTTGTTCTAGATAGCAGAGGTTCTAGATTATCTTTTTCAAGCACTATTTGCCTTTTTACTATTTCTTGTGCGAACTCATTTAACAATTGTTCGCTGTCTTGTGAAAAGGGTATAACGTGTGGCCTAAAATCTAGTTCTGCATTATTGAGTTCTATACCGCCAAACTCAGACCTTGATCTTCTAATATAGTTAATCCAATTAACCATACGTAAAGGCGGGCTTTTGAACTTTTTTAGTCTCTGTACTTTTCTGGGTTCTTTTGACTCTATTACTAAAAATCTGTTTAGAAAACCATCCGCAATACGACCTGAGTTTAGAGCCTTATAGAAATTTTGTGGTACTGATAAACCCACTAGAGTAATAGCAGGCTTGTGTGTAACACGATTCATAGCCTGGTCTTTATATTGCTCAGGCACACTCATAAGTGAATAGTTATCAGGTCTTAAGGTACCGTGGCATCTACCCCAAGCCTCCATAAGTGTTTGTATACCGTCTTCTCTGTTAGTGTTCTGTTGTGCTCCTATAGCTTCTAACCTTTTACCAAACTCATCCATTATTGTTATTTGTGTTGGCCTATAACGCAAAATAGAATGGACTGCACCAGATGATGTATAACCATCACCTACAACGAGATCCGAGTGCTCTGACATGTTCAATACTGCTTCAACAAAAGATTTTATATTTTCTTTACCTTGGCCTGACTTAGCTATACCCATAAAATATAGTGAAGCAAAGTTGTTCATATTAGTGCGGTATAATCTGCCACAGCTGACACTTGCTAGTGCAAGAGCACCCACAACGGAAAGCTCGGGTTGTGATACTTGTGCAAGCTCTTCGCAAAACTTAAACATGTCTTTTAGTATGCCAGGTGGATTAAATAAATCTTTTGGTGGTGTTACTTGTTCTTTGGTATTGGTGAATAATGGTGCTCTTTGATTTTTTCTGTCATGCGTTTTTTTTACATTATCAACCACAGAATTTATCTCTGCTTGCGACAAAGGCGGTTGATTTTGCGTGTTCCAAGATTGCATAAAAAACTTTGCAAATTCTAGATTTAAATTTTTTGAAATTAAATAACCAGCTAACCTTGCAGCTTGATCATTTCTTGAGCCCTCGTTTACGCCGTCTAATGAAAAGGGTGCAGTCACCATCTGGCCGTTATTGTTTTTGCTGTTCCCTGTTATCTGTTCCCATTCTTTTTCTGTAAAATCAGGTAGATCATCAAAGTCATGTATGTCCCATTCGGGTATAGTTTGTGGTTTGTATAAATTACCGTTGGCGTGTTTATTATAGGGAGCAATAATTAAACCACCGTCTCCTCTAATATCAATCAATCTTTCTATTGGAGTATCATTAGTTCTTTTGGTTGCAAAGGTAGTAAAGTTTTCAGGGTTGTTATAGTAATAGTGCATGCCCTTTCCTGTTACAACTTTGAAAGGAGAGGGGGGCAGGTTGTTATCAACCCACCCCATAGCTTCAGGTGTATCAGCATCAACAACAATAAATTGACCGCAAATAAGTGCCACAACTAGATCGTCACGATCTTTAAACCACTCAATAACAGTCTCTCTTTTGGGCCTTTCTGTTTTGTATTGATGCCAACCACCCAAAAAAACTGGAGGCTTTTTTGATTGCCTAAGTAATGGTACTACTGAAAGACCCTCGTCGTAATAAGCTAACGCTAGATCGAGAGGCTTCTCGTCTTCTGTAAGATTTAGGTTGAACATTCAGCAATAATATCTTCGAGATTACCATATATGGATTCAAAATCTAACTTCCCTTCGGATGCTCGAATGATTAATTTTGCTTGATCGACGGATGGTTGCCTATGGCCATAACGCCAGGCTTTTATAGAATGTATAGAACAATTGAATAAATTAGCTGCTTCTTTATTGCCAATAAATTCTATATATTGTTTTAAAGAATATCTTTTCACTTCTCTCTCCTTATATTTTGGTTGTATATTTATA